GCTGTTAAGTCCAATGCTTCATCAGCTGCATCAACAAGCTTTGGATTAGTAAGATTAACATATTTTTTATTTCTAGCTGCAAGCATTGAAGCTTTTGCCATTCCACTTGCTGATTTAAACGCAAGACCTCCGGGTATACCTATGTTGACTAATAGCTCTGTAATTTTACCAGCCGCTGTTGCTTCTGCTTTCTCATCAAACTCTGTAAGATCATCAAACCATTGCTCAACTCTAGCAGCTTTACCACTGTTGACTCCAAGGTCCATAAGACTCGCACCTAATGAAAAGAAACCTTTTGGTATAGCAATCAAACCTGATGCTACACCTGACAACATAGACTCTATTGTACCAACTTTGTTTTTTGGTTCGTAGCTGCCTGTATCAAATATGGAAGCCATTGATACCCCCTATTATATTTCTTGTAGTTTGTTGTCTTCGGTAACTTGAATTAATCTTGTATTAATAACGTAAACGCCTGGTGCAACTTCTGTTTTAGTCATTATATCTTTTAAATATGCAACTTCATCGCTACCATTTTCTTTCATCCAATTTTTAACTTTTGTCACATCAGCAATATCAGCGACTTCATAACCTCTATTACGAGCTAATCCAGCCAACATCTGACCTGATGGCAATGCTTTATTTTTTTCTAAATATGATTTTCTGTCACCCATTAAACTGTCTTGTGCAATTTTAGCTTCGTTAAGAGCTATTGCAGATCGTTTGTATTCATTGTCTAATATATTTTTTTCTTTGTTTAAATCTTTTTCAATCTCACCTTTAAGTATAAGTGTATCAATTGCGTCTTTAGTTTGAGCCGGTTTGTCAAACTGTTTACTTGTTGCTTGAATAATGTCATTAATTAATTTACCAGATTTAATATCACCTTTGAAATCACCAGATTGATTTATTAATTGACTGGCTGCAATCAAAGAATTATATGCAGCATCTTTGTTCATACCTTTAATGTCCATAATGTCTCTGTATCTTTCAACTCTTTTCTTACGTAAATCTTCTTTAGATAATGTTACACCTTCATTACCTTTAGCTTGAGGAGCTAAATACATTCCCGGGTCCCCGCCTCCTGGTGCTCCAGAAGTACCCGTTCTACCTGTTTGCGTTATTTTATTTATATCATCACCTTTAATTTCTTTACCATCTGATAAGAAATATCTACCTGCTGATACTGTTACCGGTAAACCTAAAAATGCTAATCCAGATGGAGTTGTAGTTGCATACTTACCAACATTATAGATACCTTTACCACCAGCTTTAATACCTCTGCCAACTAGAGATGTGCCACCCATTACTGTTTTAGCTAACGGATCATTTATAAAAGCTTTTCCAATAAAATTTGGATCAAACCTTTCTGCTTTAAAACCACCTTTAATTGGTTTACCAGCATTAGCAGCAGTTGTTAATAATTTTTGCGTGCCTTGTTTTACAGGTCCTGCAAACTGTCTTGCAACAAATTTACCAAACGGTCTAGCTGCCATTCTTAATCCTTGTCCTATTATAAAAGGAAGCACGTGATTTGTTCTACCATCAGGTCCTTTAGGATAAATTGGGTTACCTACAAGCGCTACTCTTCTTGGTCCTTCATCATTAGCCATCATAGATCCACCATTCTTTTTTGGTTCTCTAATACCATCCATGATACCCTCTTTGATAGGGCCGCCGTATCTAAACATTGGTCTATTTAATGGTCTCATAGTTTTTCCTATTTAAATATTTTTCCAAACAATCCACCTAACCCTACAGCCGTACCTAATGCTGTTTGAAATGGATTTGCTGTTCCTGGTTGTTGGTATTGTGATCCTGCTACACCACCTAATAAACCAGTTAATGTATTACCGTATTGACTCATTCTACCGTAAGGTTCGTAAGCGCTAGCTTGATCAGCTTGCTGTTGTGCAGTTAGTTGAGCTTGACTCATACCTTGACGTATTCCTCCAAGAGATCCTAATGCAGAAACGTCTTGACCCATACCTGTTCTAGCAAAATCCGATAGACCAAACAATTGATTCATTTGATTACCATATGCACCAGCTAATCCTTGTTGTGCTGCACTCATTTGTCCCTGTTGCCCGAACAATCCTTGTTGCATACCGAATAAGTTTTGTTGGTTTTGAAAATTTTGTTGTGCTTGTTGTTGTGCTTGACCAAATCCTTGTTGTAACATTGAAGCTTGTAAGGCTGCTCTGTCAGCCAATCTGTCTGATTGATACTGACCCATCATAGCTCCTTCTCTACCACCACCAAAATTACCTGAAGCTACAGCTTGATCTCTAATAGCTTGTTCTCCAGCTAAACCTTGTTTGTCATACTCTGCTAAAGTTGCATCAATGACTTGCGATTGATACGGAGACATAAAAGGTTGGTAAGCTTGTGGTCCTGTCATACCAGCTGCACCTTGTGCAATGTTTCCTGCTGCAGTTTGATAAGCACCTAACCCACCAATAGTACCTGCTGATTGTCCTAAAGCTTGAGCACCTAATCCTTGTGCTCCGGTAGCTGCCTGTAAATATGGTGCGTAAGAACCTACACCTGCTTGTGCAAGATTAATTGCTTGTGTTTGTAATGGGTCTTCACCAGCAACGTATTGCTTGCCCATAAAAGTTTGTGGATCTAGCTGGGCTGAATATGTGGCTTTCGCCTGATCTGCAAAATCTTTTACTGCCGGTTCTAAATATTCTTGTACTGACATTATATCATCCTTGATTGTAACATTTGTTGTTGTTCATACATTGCTTGTGCACCTTCTAAACCTTGTGAGTCCTCAGAAACTTCACCGCCCTGTTCTAAATTATTCATTAAGTTTTCCATAACTTCTGCGCCTTTGTCAATATCCCCACCTCCAGCGTTTCTAACAGCATCTGCCGTAAATACAAACTCATTTTTAGATAGTCTTGCGGGTACATCATCAGCTCTTTCTTTGCCACCCATTGCTACAAAACCACCTTCGTTTCTATAATCTTTTTCCATGCCACCCATATCAATCATTTCTGATGCTTCTTCGGTTTCCATGATTCCACCATTAGCTCTACCTATTCTTCCACCATTAGCTGCCATTGCTACTGCTTGTGGTTGCTCCATGCCTGCTCCTTCTGGCTGTTGTGATGCTTGCATTACTGCTTTTACAAATTGTTCAAAGGACATGTCACCACCTTTGTTTTTATATTTTACATATTCCATCATAAGCATTTGTTCTGCTTGAGCTTGGCCTGCGCCGCCACCCATATTTAAAAATGTTTTAGGTTGTCTAAAAGATCTGCCTGCACCACTTCTTATAAATTCTTCTTCGTCATCTTCTTCTACTAACATACCGTCAGAATAACCTGCACGACCACCATCAGCAGCATAAAAATTTTGCATTACATATTTTTTCTGTGGCATAAAATCTAAACCAGCACCTGCCTCACCTGCACCGCTGTAATAATTTTTTGCTCTTTGAACTTGGTATCTTGGATCCATAACTTCTGTTACTTCTTCTTCTTCATCATCACCACCCATAAAAAATGGAGCTGCGATTGCTGTAGCACCTAGGCCACCGGCTAACATTCTAGGTATACTAAAAGCTGCATCAGATTTTCCACCTACTCTAAATAAATCTCCAAGTGTACTAAACTTACCTCCAGTTCCTAAACCTGCTTTAGCTTTTGCAAATAAATTTGTAAAATTACCTAAACCACCTCTAAGACCACCGCCTCCAAGCATGGAAGATCCACCTAATAAATATGCACCACCACCTAGTAAAGCTAGTTTACCTAAAGGACTTTTAGTAATTTTCTTTACAGCACGACCAGCTTTTTTTACAAGTTTACCTAAGAAATAACCTTGTCTAGGATCCTGTAAGGAACCTATTCCTGATTGTATTTGTTGGGGTTCTTGCATTCTAGATATTGCCATAAATTTACCTTAATTCCTATGTTTACTTGGTTTTAGAGAACAAATCAAGAGGCGGCATTATAACTTTTACATCTTGTGCCATTTCTTCAGGCTTATAACCCTTGGCCTCCCAGTCTTTTTTTTCCTTAAAAACTTCACCTGTTTTTTTGTGTCTATAAGTCTCTTCTACTTGTGCTATATATGTATCCATTAGTCTATTTTCTCCTTTAATATGTTTAAAAAACTAACTGCAAAATCAAATGAATCTGTAGTGCTTGATTGAATAGTAAAAGTAGATCCGCCTTCTACTATTAATGGTTGAGTTAATAATTCTTTAGTTTGATTGGCTGTTAATGGTACTGATTTAATAGCTGTAATACTATTGTTAAGGACCGTTACACTTGGTGTACCAGCTGATGTAACAAGTATTGATTTAATAATTATAGTTTCATTAACTCCTGGTTTGTTTGTAGCAAAAACAGTTAACGCATTTCCTGTAGTATCGTTATCTTTACCGACAAATTTATATTGGTTTACTACTGCCATTATTCTAAAAAGAAACTTTTAGCTTCTATCTCCTGTT